GGCCGTGACCTCCCAAGAGTCGGTCTGGTTGACCGCGCACCACTCTGAGCCGGGCCCGACCTCTGCGGCGTAGACGACGGTCGGGCGGCCGGGATCGACGCCCACCAGGAGCCGGCGGCCCGGCGTCGTCGATTCGTTGACGACGCGGATGATCCTCAATTGGCGAAATACAAACGGCACATCGACGCCTAGCGCCGTCTGTTCTAGGTCGAGGAGGTCAAACGACTCGATCGTGTTGGCCGGAATCGTCCTTTGGTCGGCAAACACAAGGTCCGCCTCGCCGGGGCCGTCGCCGTCGGTGATCGCATACGAGCCGCTGGCCGTGCGGCGGTTGGTGACGCTGCCGACCTCCTGGGCATCGACGCGGTTCCACTGGAGCGTCGTCCGCAACAACCCGGTCAGCGTGTCGGTGACTGTGTCCGCCATTTATATCAGTCCGAATTTGATGGCGCGGCGGGCGGCTTCAACGGTGCAGCCCAACTGGTAGGCGACGAGCTCGATGTCGGCTGGATTGGTAGGTCGTTGCGGCCTTCGGCTCGTCACCTTGCCCCAGTAGGTCTGCGTCGGTGTGTAGTTCTTGGCGATCGACGTGATCTCTCCGGGGCCTGCGATTGGCTCGCGGCCGTCGGCACCGCCCCGGCGGAAATGCGCGTTCGCGATCACGCCCCCACGCTACGGCCGCCGACGCCGAATCCGTAGGGGCTATGCCTGTTCGCATTCAGCCAAACAGGCGGCGTAGCCGGCGAGGTCGACGATCTGGTCGTGTGTTTTCGTTGGCCCGAGAAAACGGGCCACCTTGTCGAGCGTCATGATGAGCGCCCAATCGCTCGTCGTGAGCGGGCGTTTGAGCACGTCGGCGAAGGCGGCGTTGATCATCCCGACCGTACGCTTGAAGTGCTCGCGCGGCCCGCCGTACTTCGGCCGGCGGTCGCGGACGGCCGTCAGCGTCTCGCGGAGCAGGGCCTCGGCTGGGTTGTCGTCGTCAAGGTCGGCGGCGAGCACGCCGTCGCCCGTGAACCGTGGCTCCTCTTCGCGGTGGAGTTCTCGCTCGCCTTGGAGGATCCAATCGACGGGGATCGTGTCGGCCGTCTCCTCGGCTTCCTGCTCCGGCTCGCAACAGGCGGCGTCTGCGGCGCAGCCTTGGCCGAGCCGGGCCTCGACAGCGGCGCGGAGTTGGAGGTTGGCCTCGGCGAGCGTTTGTTCCATGGCGGCGATTTCCTTTCGTTGGTGGCGGATCAAATCGAGAAGGCGGATAACGTCGGCGGCGAGGGTGCCGGAGGTGCCGGTGTACGCACCGGAGAAACGGCGGGCGCGGTGCTCGGCGGTGCGGAGGTAGTCATCACTGAGCATGGCGACGCTTCTGGAGGTCGCGGTCGCAGAAGATTGGCAACGCCTTCGTCACCTCGCGGCGGCCGTGATCGACCACTACGAACGATTGGCACGGCGGCTCGTATTCGGCCTTGATGCGGATCCCGTAGGCATTCATGCCGATAAGGCTGCCGTTCGAGACGTAGCGGCCGCGGAGCCAGCCGAACTGGTGCCAGTGGCCGAAGATGTCGAGATCCGCAGTGCGGCTGCGGTTCCATTGGGCAAGCGCCTTGTTGACGCCAATGGTTATTCCGCCGACCCCGCCGCTGTATTTGATGGCCTCGCCATGCTGATAGCGAACCGTGAACCCGTCGAGATCGAGGTAGCCGAGGTAGCCTTCACCCACTTGCCAGCGGACGTTTTTCCGCGTCTCGGCGGCGGCCATCACGAGGTATGCGTTCTGCTCAAACGAATGATCGTGGCCCGTGCTCGCGCGTGGCTTGCCAAAGTTGCTCCGGCCATGGTTTCCGGGCTGGGTGACGACGATCACCTCGCGAGCCATGTCGGCGGCCATGTCGATAATCCCGCGAAGCCGGCTCGAAGCCCACCGCATCGCGGCCAGAGGCGCCAGAGCGGTCGTCTCGACGAGCTCTTCGTGGATGTGGCCCGAGATGAAATCGCCGATCGCGGCAATTACGATCCGGTCGAGCTTCACAAGCCGGCGCTCGTGCTCGACGAGCGTGGCGATGCGGCTGGCGAGCTCGGCGATTCGTTGGTCGGCGATGTCGAGCGAGTATTCGTTCAGCCCGTTTGTCTGCTCTAGCGAAACCGTCTCTTCGCAATGCCAATCGGAGAGGACGACGATCGCGGTAGCCGCGTGCTTTGCCTTGACAGCGGTGGTTAAGGCGGGCCGCGTTGGCTTAATGCCTGCAAGCCCTGCGATGGCGTCGGCCCGCGCCTTCTCGGCGTCGATCGCCTGGAGCGCCGCCTTATAGCGACCCTTGTACGACGCGAGCTCCGAGCGTAGCCGGGCGATCTCCGCATCGGCGGCGAGGTGGCCAGCGTGCTGAACGCCGGCGGCAATCTCGTCGACTACTCGCCTGGTTTTGCCAGCCATTTCTGTATTTCCTGGTACTTCACGTCGGCGATCCCGTGCGCCCGCAGATACTCCGCGATGGCTTCGCAGGCTGGTTTTTTGAACTGCCCGAATTGGCCGCGGCGGTAGGCCGCCTTGATGTCTCGGAGCGTTTGTTGATTGGCCTGGTCGACGCGCTGATCCCACGTCCGCGGTCTGCCTGGGCGCACCGCTGCGGAAATCTCGGCTATGGCGTCTGGCGTTTTTGCCACGTCAATCCTCGTGCTGTCGCAGTAAACCCGCCGCGTCAAGAAATCTGGAGCACGTTTCCGCCATATCCGAGACTGCCGTTTCGTCGAGGTCGGGCCAGCGTGCGTGGATGAACTCATGGAGGATCGTGTCGACGAGATCGGCCGTATCCATGCCGGCGGCGAGTTTGATTGTCTTGGTCTCGTAGTCGCAGATGCCGTAACAGCCGCGGAGGCGGCAGTCCCATTGCACTTTCCACCGCTGCCCTGCGATGTAGACGGTCCGTCGGCGTCGCATTACTTCACGATGCCCGAGGGCGGCGGATTCGCAAAAGCCGGTATTTCCCGGTGGCTGCGCCGCTTTTCGGCGAAACTCGCCGCGGCATCCGGTGCGAATCGCCGCGAGACGATGCCGGGGATGATCTTCCCGGCGGCGAGATCGTCCTTGCCGTTGCAGGCGTGTTGAAACACGAGCTCGCCCGCGGCGTCGTGTTGGCATATAGCCGGATGCCTATAGGCCGGGTTGCGGCGCGGGAGGCCGTACTCGCTGCCGGCGAGGTGCCACGCAAGGAGCCAGGTGTCCTTGTCGCCGTAGACGAATTGGTAGACGTAGTCGCGCCAGTCGTTGAGGAGGAGGGCGATGTCGAGCGCGTGGAGGTGGCGGCGGCGGTCAACGAGGAGTTGGCCGCTCTCCAGTGGCCGGGCCCCGTAGACGGGATCGAGGCCCACGTTTCGCCACGCCGCCTCCGGCACCCATTCGGAGCGGTTGCCGACCGGCGGAAGGTCGGGCCAGAAGAACGCACCCGGCCGCGTGTAAGCCTTGTCGTTGAACAGGTAGGTCGGGTCGCGGGCCGGCACGTTGTCGGCATCGAGGAGAAGCACCTCCGCAAAGCCGCTGTAGCGGACGGCGGCGGCCTTGAGCCACCAGCCACGTCCGCGGCCGCTCTCGGCCTCGACGGCCCGCGGCGTGATGCCGAGGCGTGCGAGCGTGGCGTCGGCGTCGACCAGGCGACAGCCGGCCTCGGAGAACACGGCGGCCATGTCGGCCGGCATCTCGTCGGCCAGGTGCCAAATCTCAATCGGCAGCGTGCATCCGAGCCCGCGGAGCGTCGTGACGAGGTTCCAGGCGAGGCGGCCGTAGAGCTCGCCGCCTGCCGGGATCACGATCCCGCGCATCTCGCGGACGGCTGGCAGGATCCACGGCGGGGAATCGAGGGCGTCGGCGAGGGCGGCGCGGAATGGTGCGGACATGCGCCCCATTAGGGCCGGTTAGGAGGCCGGGCCGGAGGGGGTCGGGGGGCGTAATATGGCGAGCATTTTGTCGCCGATTTCGTTGAGCGCCTCTTGCCGCTCGTGGCAGCCGCAATTTTTGACGCCAATCCAATCGGCGACATTTTGCGCTCGTCGTTTCGTAATGCCGACGCTATCAAGCGCCGCGGACACAAAATCGCCCAAACCCGGCACGCATTCGCGCACGACGTGCAATCCAGAAACCCACGCGCCGCATCGCCGGCAGCGGTGCTTTACTGCGTCTATCTGGCACTGGTTAGGCAAGGAAAATATCCACCGTCACAAGTTGCGGTAGTGAATAGGTCGGACTCAGCGGAAAATCAAAAGTTTGGTAGTCATTGGAGTTTCCGCTCGCGTCTTTTGGAATCCACGGGAAAAACGCTGGCTGAAGATTTGATTGGCTTTGCCATTGGCCAAATCCGTCGTCCACCAAAAACCCCAGGCCCAACGGGTCCGATGTGATCGCGAAACTCAAATAGTCAACGCCAGGAACGCTCGGCCATTTAACGCCACCGAATCCGTTGACTAACGACCACGACGTGACCCGCACTCGGCCAGGTACTGAAAAGTCGAATTGCTGCGCGTTAGACCTGCACAGAACAGCCGATGTGGCTTGTGACTGGTCTTTGAATTGCATCGGAGAATACGAATTCCGCGCCGTGTGACCAGGCGGCCATGACTGGCCGCCATAGTTTTCGTACAAGCCAGAGGGGCTTAGGATGTCATCGACGCCGTAAAACGTGCCAGATGTGTCGATGTACTGACGCGCGACAACGAAAAGGTCGGCCGTTACTTGAGGCCCGTTTGTTGCTGGGCTCGGACTCAACGTCAGGTCGTTTAGTTCGATCGTCACTAGCGACGCGGAATTTTCGTTGTCGGAGAAACGATGCCTCCATCGGGATATCCAAAATTCGCCGTTTTGCTCAAAATACTGATAGCGCGACAAGGAAAACGTGCCGTTGAATACGGAACCCTTCAGCGCCCTGGTTATCGCCACGGTTCCACTGGAAAATACGAACTGGTCATTTGCGGATCGTTTCCGACACTGCCACTGCTCAAGGATGTCGACGCCTCCAGAAATCGTTACCTCCACCGATGTCGCGTCGCGGGCCCATCGCGATGGCGTGCAAACGTCGCAGCATGGAGAACATGGCGACCCAAGCATTTAGCACTCCACCGCGATAAGGATCCACTCGCCACCGACGTACGCGATGGCGCAGGCTTTCGTCCCGCTGCTAGTCAGGGCGGCAAAATAGTTTTTTGCCGTATATGTCACGCTGCTAGACGTTGCATCAGTAACCGTGGCCGTCGATCCTTTTGACCACGATCCAGAAAACGTGCCACGCACGATTCCGCCGTTGATGTCGACGAGCGCCCAGTCGTCATTTTTGTATAGCACGCGGCAGCCGCTGGCCTTTTGCAGATCGGCCGCCTTCACTTGCACAACGCCAGACACCGCCGCACGGCCGAGCTTGTTTGATTCGATTGGCTCTAGGGCGACGCACCACGCCTTTGTTGTGTCTGACGCACTCGACCTGGCTCCTAGCGTCAGGCATGGCATCGAAAGGAATTGCGTTGTGGCAGCAGCCGTTTCGCTGCTTGTGGGGGTAATCTCAAGCCCCGTGATTGATTGCACGCTCCATCGGCCAACGGTGGAGCCTGTGCCGTTCTTTGCGTACACAAACGTGTACGGAGCCGACGGGCCGCGGATGCCGTCGGCCTCAAATCCAGTCCCCGCCCCGAGCACCCGATCCGCCGCCTCCTGCGCCCGGTTCCACGCCCTGGCGGAGATCGCCGACGAGAGCCGCTGACCCTTCTCGATGCGTCCGTCGGGGCGTGCCATTAGGTGCCGATCCCCAGTTGCGAGAAGTCTGCCGACGGATACACCTCGTTGACGTAAACGAATTTGGGCTTTTTGAGCAATTCGTTACTCGACACGGTGTCTTCGTAGCGGATCCAAAGATACTCGTGGCCCTTTTTCACGATGCCAGATATGTCGCCAACCTTGAGCGCCTTGAGCGTTTCTCCGCTCCCGGCATTTGGGGAGGCAACGAATTTGTAGGACAGACTCCACGGGCCGTTGCCTCGCTGGTCGTCCCATTCTTGGCTACCGCTGCAACCCATAAACAAAACTTCGCCAGCGCGGAACGTGCGAAACGCTGCGGAATTGACTGTGCCCGTGATGAACGCCGTCCGCTTGATATAGGTGGCGGTAACGTAGCTGCTTGGCACGTCGTATGTCTCGGTCCACGACAAAGCCGGGGTGACGATGTCGACGCCGTTTACAGACTGACCATCGACGCCGATCGCTCCAAACTGAGAAGGGGCCGTCGAGCCAGTGGCGGCATACTTGCGCTCGCCAGTGACGGTGCGCGTCACGATCGGCAGACCGTCGGGGCCTGCGATTGCCGTAGTCGTGTCGTCGTAGAGCGGGCTTTGCGTGATGTGCTGCGTGCCGCCGCTCGTGTCAAACGACCGTGACCGCTTGAGCGGATCACGCTGATCGTCGTCGTCGGCGCCGCTCTTCTCATAGGAGATCGTGACTTGCCAGGCGTCATCGCCGAGGTACGCGACGCTGTAGGACTCGGCCCGCAGTTGTACGTTGGGTTGGCCGGGATACTGCCAGTAGGCGAGCTCGGCCGTGATCTTGGCGTTGGCCTCGGCGTGGACGACCGTGTCGTCGGTGCTGCCGAATACCTTGTAAGACTTTGAGTATGACGACGCCGCCTTTCGCCCGAGGCGGACGATCGTGGCGGAGCGGCTCGCGTTGTCTTCGATCCAGGCGAGGGGCATCGGTTATTCCTGCGCGTAGGCAGGGCCTTCCATGTTCGACGTATTGCTCGCGATCGTTTCGAGGGCTTTGAGTTGCCGCTCGCCGAGCGACGAGCCAAATCCCATGCCCCCGAGGTTTGTCGAGGAGAACGTCCCGGCGACCTCGGCCTTGCTTTGGGCGGCGTCCGCCCCGGCGGCCCCGGCTCCGGCGGCAGCCTTCTCGGAAGGCGACGAGCCGGCTCCGCCCATGCCTGCCTTGCTGACCCGCTCCTGTGCGTCTTCGAGGGCGGTCTCTAGCGTCGCCATCTGGCCCGACGTGAGCCGGCCGTTTTGGGACAGCGTGTCAAACTCGTCGTAGAGCTCGCGGAGCGACGACAAGCTGCTTGCCGATTCGATGCTCTTGAGGAGGTCGGTGAATTGCTGGTTTTGCGCCCGCGCCTCTCGCTTGCCGCGGCCCTTGCCGGCGACGGCACCCTCGGCGGCTTCGGTGGCTGCCCGACGCTCGCCGCGACGCCGCTCGTTTTCACCCTCGCGGCCCGCCTTTATGTCGTCTGCACTCTGGTAGATCGCAGCCTTACGCTCGCGCCGCTTTTGCTCCTCTTCGGCATTCGTGGCGGCGGCCTCCGCCATGCGTGCGGCGACGCCGGTGCCAGACTCGCGGGCCTTTTTGCGGGCGGCCGCGTCGTCCTTGAGCTTTGTCTTTTCGTCGGCGAGTTTCTGGCGGGCAGAGTCTGAAACCGTGAATAACGCCTTGAGGTTGATCCACTCGGTTTTGAGGGCCGTCGTGAGATCGTCCCACCGTTGGAGGATCGGATTTACAAGGCTCTCAAACGCCCCGTAGATGGCCGCGCCCATCGTGCGAGTGAGGCCAGCGATGTCGGTCCACATCAAATCCCATGCGATGTAGATGTAATGCCCTAGGTCGGTGAATACATTCTGGAATGCGGAGATCCACGGGTCGACGGCATTCATCAACGACTCGACGCCGCGGAGCCATCCGGCGTAGAGCCCGGCCCAGAGCACGTCCATTGCGCCGGAGAGGTCGCCCTCTGCGATGGCGGCGTAGATTCCGTCGAACGTGACGGAGGCCGTGGTGCCGAGGTCGCCGAGGACCGTCATCCCGCCAGCCACCGCACTCTGGAATGTGCCGCCGATTGAGGCGGAAACGCCCTCTATCATCCCGCCCACGCCGCCAAACATTCCTTGCATCGAGGCGGCGATCTTCGGGCCGAACGCCACGAGCGAGGCAAGGCCGGCGACGAGGAGGCCGATCGGAGATAGCACGACGCCCACCACGGTTGCGATTGCACCGATCGCCGTGAGCACGCCGCCGACCGATGAACTCAGGAGCGTGAGGGTGCCGCCTAGTGCCATGAGCCCGAGGCCGACGCCTGTCACCACGACGGCCGCCTTGGCAAACCCGGCCACGAGCTCCTGATTGGCCACGACGAACTTAGTAAACCCGTCGATCACCTCGCCAATCGGGCCGGCGATTGCCATGAGGGCAGGGCCGACGGCCTCACTGATGGCGATCGCCGCCCGCAGCATGGCAGCGGCGACGCTCGCCATCGCACCGGCCAGGCCAGCCGAAAGCGTTTTGTATTTCTCGCTAACCGGCAGGGCGTTACCCATCGCGTCTGTCATGGCGTTGAAGCCATCGACGCC